CCGTTGGAGAAGATGATTACCAACGAGATCATCGTGTTCCCTTTCGAGAGCCCAATCGTCCCCGGGGGCGGCGAAGGTCTTTACGAACGCCTGATCAAATACAACGAGCAACAGATTCTAATGTAAAAACCAATAGCTCAAATGACCACAGACACCAGGGGGAGCGGCTGAACCAAGAAACTCAAAAACGTCGATATTATTTTATATCGACGTTTTCGAGATACAATGGTATAGGGGGTATGAGACATAAACCATGAAGCTGGACCCAGATGCCGAGCTCTTCATGTGGCAGGGAGACCCGTCACTCTTCGACAAGGCGAGTTTGGCCTGGTATATGGCTTCCGGAAAATTTGACAAAAATTCCATGTCTCGTTGGGTCCTCCCCATGACAAAGCTGAAGGCTCAAATCCTACGCGCGTCGGTAGACAATTCTATAGTATTTCTACCCGTGGGGGGCACAATTTCAGACTACCCGGAAAGTCTCCCTGGAAATTTTATGGTGATTTGTTGCGATACACGCGTTTACGCACTGGCTGTCATCGTACAGGGCCCGTGCTCTTGCCCCAAGGAATATAAAACCACGGGATTCGACAGCCTCCTCGCGGTTCACGTATTGTCAACGTCATTTGCGAGCGAAATACACCTCCCGGACATACCTGTAGAAGCGTCAGTCGCGCTTCCGTCAAACGTCTACAAATTGTCCGGTATCGTGTCGGAAGAAATTGACCTAGAAGTTCCGGAAACTGCAGAAGTAGAATACGAACGCCGCGTGATTTTTTCTCATTGGCTGATGAGCTACATTACGAAGCTCCGGGACGTGATAACCCCCGTGAAAGCGTTAGAAGATACTAGGGTTCGCCGTATTGATATACTCGAAAAGTGCATCAGGGACAAGGTATCGCTGACAATTCCTCCCCCGAGGGAATTTTCGTTTCCAAAAATGATGAAGACGCATTTCAAATACGCAAGTATGTTCGGGCGCATGATCTGAACGCCAACATTTAAATAAAATATTATGATATACCATAAAATGAAGACGTTACATATCGCATTCATCGCGGTTATTGCCGTGTTCGGTCTGTGGTTTATAATGAGGCATCGCGAGAATTTCTCAGAGGAAAAGATGAATTTTAACCCCGGGTCCAACGGCCTTGAAACCGACATCCGGGGTTATAGGTGGGCACTCGGCGACAAACGATCGGACTCTGACATTTACTTTGGTTTTGACGATTCGCTCCGGTCCCTATTTTCCCATAGACTGATACCAAAGGGCCTGAAAACGGATTTGCCGGATATGTAATACGTGACGATTTACACCCAGAAAAATATTTGATTACACTAAAAGATGGCGTCATTGATTCAGTGTAATCTATTAAAAGCGTTTCAAAGAGAGATCGCGAGCGCGATAGGGGAAAATTACGTTATTGCGACGTCAAGATTTTTCAACATCGCGAGAGACGCGGCGTGGAGGGTGGTGACACGGACCAGACTCGCAAACCATTACGACCAGCTTACCATAGAAAATCTGAAAACGTATCTCCTGAACGTGGCAAAATACATCGCTGTGGATTACTCTAATACCACGTCCGCCGATGTGGTAGACCTCCTGCACAAACTCAGCCTATACGTAGAAGGCGAATGCTACGGATACAGTGCAAAACATAAAATCATAAAAGAAGACTACGAAGAAGATACAGCGGATCAGGACTACGAAGAAGAAACGGAATATCAGGACGAGGAAGATACGGAATATCAGGACGAGGAAGATACGGAATATCAGGACGAGGAAGATACGGAATATCAGGACGAGGAAGATACGGAATATCAGGACGAGGAAGATACGGAGATATACATCACGGACAAGCCGATGCCAATGCCAAAGCCAGCGCCAAAGCCAGCGCCAAAGCCAGCGCCAAAGCCAGCGCCAAAACCAGCGCCAAAACCAGCGCCAAAACCAGCGCCAAAGCCAGCTCCGGAACCCGCCCCTGTTCCGGCACCAACGCCAGCACCGGAACCCGCCCCTGTTCCAGTGCCTACGCCTGTGCCTACGCCTGTGCCTACGCCTGTGCCTACGCCTGTGCCTACGCCTGTGCCTACGCCTGTGCCTAGTTCTTGTAAAAACGACCCATCAATGTCTCTTGAACACTGCTGTATGACGAAGGCTTTGAAGGGAGACTTTACAGATCCCGATTGTTCAAACAACAAGAGTGGCGGGTTCGATTGGAAATTCTGGGGAATTGTCCTACTTATCGTGATTATACTGTCAATTATAGGATTTTTCGTATACAAAAAATTCTTCTCGCCCGCTAGCTATGCCAATGACGTATTTTATAACAATGGTGAAAACTTCGGCAACGAAAACTTCGGCAACGAAAACTTCGGCAACGAAAACTTCGGCAACGAAAACTTCGGCAACGAAAACTTCGGCAACGAAAACTTCGGCAACGAAAACTTCGGCAATGGTCTCGAATTGAACGAGGCAGATCTTGAAATTCTAAACATGCCAGTTGAAATTCCCGTTCCGTCCGTGTCTCCTGCAGTGCCGTCCGTGTCTCCTGCAGTGCCGTCCGTGTCTCCCGCTCCATCTATAAGAGCAAGAGCATAAAAGACTTCTCATCAAATCAAAATGTTGCGTATGGGATTACTGTCGTATTCGCAGCTTTTAAATTCGACGTTGTCGGGAAAATCGTTATATTATTGTAATAAACTATCCCGTTCCCCGTGAAGATATTTCGTCCAGATGCAATCGCAGTTTGAACTCGTAAGATCGAGGCAGTCGCATTTGTGTTTCCAAAAATTATCCCATCAAACGTTCCATTTTGCAAAAACGAGTTTGTAATGTTTATTTTAAAACTATTTGCCAAGGTTGTTGCAGACGTCACTCGGATAGTTCCGAGGGGGGCAGTAACAGGGTTTATATAACACCTTTCAAAAATTGCAGCGCAATTTCCGCCAACTTCTATGAATTGTTGACCGCTCAGAACACCAGAAGATTGGATAGTAGTATCAAAGAATTGTGAAACGTTTCCAGTCAAACGAACGCACGTGGGTCCATTTATCACGCTTGTCGCATTTAAGTACGAGTTATTAATGTTTACGAATGATTGGTCGTTCTCCAAGTTGACGACAGAGGCATTTGAGGAAGTAGGAGAAGTGTACACATAACACGAATCAACGTTTAATATATATGCTCCGTTACCCGTGTTAGTCAGACCAGCACTTATGAATAAACCGTTCAGCGATACCGTATTATTATAAACAAATGCAGAGTTTGCGCAATTCACCGTGATTTGCCCAACAGTCGTCATCTGCCCCCTGGCATAAAGCGAACCAGCCCCTCTGATTATAGTGTTTATACGAGAAATGTTTACGGAACCGTTAAAAACCCCTGGACACACCCGGATCTCGACCTGTTTTGTTATGGTTCCCGATACGGGAGGATACTGAGTCAAGGCCGCATCGTGTGCCGCCTGGACGGTCAAGTACGGTTTTAACTCCGAACCGTCCGCCGTTGCATCGTTTCCGTTCATTGCAACGTAGTAAACGCCTTGTAACACGCCAGTGTTCGACAACGAACTGGCCGAGAGTCCAAAAAGCTGAGACCCGTTTCCAACAAAAAACGGCGCAACTACGTTGCCGGAAATGTTTACTTGACCACTGACAGAAACGTTGCCTCCAGCAAACCGTGTGTTCCCCACGTTCCCGACGGTCGCGATGATATTTGTCACGTTGGCGTAAGATCCTATGACGTTTCCACGGGTGTCAAGGTTTGCAATGCCGGGTAACACCCCCGTCAACTGCGAACCGTTTCCAAAAAAATATCCGGCAGAAACGTTACCTGTAGAATTGTACGCAATTTCGCCAGTAGACGTGTCATATGTCATATATGGTTTAGAATTCGTACCATCTGCTCGCACGGGTTTTACTACAAAGATATTACCGGTATTGACGTTGATGGCAGACCCCGTGGCATTAAACACGATAGAACCGTCGCCCCCACACTCCGTGACCGTTCCTATACAAATAGAATTCGATCCCATCTGATTCGTGCCCGCCAATGCCCCTATGGCAATAGCACCGTTTCCTTGTTTATTTGACCCGGCAGACAACCCTATCGCGATGGCAAGATCCGCCTGAGTATTGTATCCCGCGGCGGGGCCAATAGCAATAGCAGAATTGCCTTGTTTATTATACGCAGATTCTGCTCCAATGGCAATGCTATTTGAATTCTGTTTGGTGTAACCAGACAAATACCCTAACGTTATATGATTGGAGGAAAGAATTATGTCGCTCGCGTATAGATTAGAAACGATGAGATTAGAAATGTTCCCCTCACTGCCAATGAAATAATTGGCGACTACGTTTCCTATAGCATTAATCTGACCACTTGCCGAGATGTTTCCGCCTGCTATGACCACGTTTCCGTCCGATATGGTATTCACTACCAGCCGAGACACGTTGGCGTACGACCCTATAACATTGCCAATGAAATAATTGGCGACTACGTTTCCTATAGCATTAATCTGACCACTTGCCGAGATGTTTCCGCCTGCTATGACCACGTTGCCGTCCGATATGATATTCACTACCAGCCGAGACACGTTGGCGTACGACCCAGATACGTTGCCACGGACGTCCAGGTTCGCCACGGTTGGGAGAGTTGACGTCACGCCAGTCAGCTGCGAACCATTTCCTATGAAATAAGTAGCTGTCACGTTTCCCCCGGATGTTGTTACGTTGCCAACGTTTCCCGAGAGGGCGATGACGGATGTCACGTTGGCGTACGACCCTATAACATTGCCACGGACGTCTAGGCTCGCCACGGTTGGGAGAGTTGCCGGGGCCGTCACGCCAGTCAGCTGCGAACCGTTGCCTATGAAATAAGTAGCAACTACGTTTCCGATAACGTTTATCTGGCCGCTGACTGCCACGTTTCCCCCCAGGAACCTCGTGTTTCCGATGTTTCCGTAGGGCGCCGTCACGTTTCCTGCGTGGTCGCCGATCAAGTAAGAAGATACCACGTTTCCGAGAACGTTTATCTGACCGCTGACTGCCACGTTTCCCCCCAGGAACCTCGTGTTTCCGATGTTTCCGTAGGGCGCCGTCACGTTTCCTGCGTGGTCGCCGATCAAGTAAGAAGATACCACGTTTCCGAGAACGTTTATCTGACCGCTGACTGCCACGTTTCCCCCCAGGAACCTCGTGTTTCCGATGTTTCCGTATGTTGCTGTTACATTGCCAAGGACGTTTATTGTAATATTTGCATCTAAATTGGTGACACTTAGATTACCAATTTCTGCATCTTGTATTTTCATATTTTCCGCAACCCCTGATGACAGAACGGGATTTCTAGAAAGAAATGACGACATCGTATCCCATACGTAATGCCTACATTTAATTTTGTATATTTTTGTTCAAACATGTGCCGGATGATTATATCGCGAAACATGCTGAAAATGTGTTCGGTTGTATCTTTTCTTAATTACATAAACTTCAAGGTTCGATCATAGCGGCATGTCCACTGGGCTCACGCACACTGAGCATGAACAAAAGGTGGTGACACACTTGCCAAAAAGACGTTTAAAAAAATCCTTAACGATGTGTGCGGTTTCTACGTTGTGTTCCCGCTCCACAGAGGTTTCTTTTGCCATTCTCATGTGTGCAGTCCGCATCGTTGATGTTGTTATGGTGCACGTATATTTATGTCGCGAGTGTTGATATGTGTTCGTTAAATATGCGGACTAAAAATTATGCTGACCATCGTTATTTACTCCTAGTAGTAACCCCCGCCTCCGTATCCTCCACCAAAACCGCCACCCATCATTCCACTCATCATTCCACCAAAGCCCCCGGGCCCCATCAGAGCCAGCAAAACTGCGACAGCAACCATGCCCATGAAAATCTTTTGATACGCCGCCCAATCACCAACTGCAAGAGGATTTTGCCCTGGTTTTGCCTTTGGCCACTGAGATTTGGGTCTCTCCGTCATCTTTCCTAATTGGAAAGCCGCAAAATACGCACCGACTGTGATGAATAGCTTCAGAGTTCCGAAAAAGCCACCAACCATTTTGTATATACATAAAGAATATATTTTTCTAATACTACATATTGACAAAAATCGTTTATAAAAATACTGTCAAAGTATAACACACTCACTATAAAATGTGTACCACCAACGAGCGTATCTATGACGTGCTCACACGGATGCACAAATCCTCGTCGAGCCTCGTCTTCAACAACAAGAATTCTGATTTCCAGGTAATCATCAGGCCAGACATAGAAGCGAGCCTGGGGCACTACATGTGCTTTGACGTGGTGATATTCATTGATATTGGGAACGCGGCGCTTCTAAAGTGTCTGCAGAATTACGCAGACGCCGCCGGTTTCAACAGTGCCGAAACCGAGGACGAGTTTCTCGTCGCAAGCTTCGAGATAGACAAGCGCGAGCGCAATGAAGACGACCTGCGTGATTTCTGCGATCTGATCCGCGACGTCGAAAATATCTCTATATGTAGGTGCGGAGAACGATTTATCCACGACGACGGACCGATGTGCACGTTCTGCGACCTGTTTGCCACGAAAGACGGTCTCGAGCAGTTTGACTGCTCTATTTGCATGGACTCTTGCTATAACATGCACTCCGCGACGATGGAATGCTGTGGGAACAAGGTGCACAGGCTGTGCGACGCCCAGTGGTACAAGAAAGGCAACAAAACGTGTCCGTTCTGCAGGACTGCCCTGCCCGCACGCCAAACTCCACAGGTCAGTACGCTCGACGATATTGTGGCATCAATCGCCACGGCGGTAGAGCAGCGTCTAGCGGGTAACACTGCCGCAGTAGTTGATACCGTGTAATAAAATAACTTAAAAGAACGCGTGATTGTAGAGGTAAAAAAATGAACGAGCTTATCTCCCAGTGGACAAAAATCCTGCATATTGACGAAATCGCACAGAGTAGGTTGGAAGAAACTACAAAGGATATTTCCGTCGCTCCTCTAGACCACAGTCGCTTGTGCTGGCATTGTTGCCACCCTTGGCAGGGAGAAGCAATTCCATACCCCTTCGCGTACGATGACCGCACTAAGAAATTCAAAGTAGGCGGCCAGTTCTGCTCCTTTGAATGTATCAAGGGATATGCCCGGGACACTGTGAGTGTAGCAGTGTCCGGAGTTCATATTATGAATATCCGCCACTATCGGAAAGTCCTCACGGGTCGCACGGATACTTTTATGCCCGCGCCACCCAAAATCGTTCTGCGCGCTTTCGGCGGCAACCTCACCATAGAGGAGTTCAGAAAGCCCGTTACCAACGTTGAGTATACCATTAACTATGGGAACACGATCAAGATTGTTCCATACGATGCTCACGAATACACCACCGGCACGAAGAACGTGACGATGCTCGAGACGGAGACCGAGGTGAATATCAAACATAGCAACGTCAAGAACGAGCACCTCCGCCTCCGTCGCACGAAGCCGCTCGCACAAGGAAGGACCAATATCGAACGGACTCTGGGGCTCAATGCGTTTGCCAATTTGATAAAGACAAACTAAACAACGACATCGTTCGCGGCCCTGTAGCTCCTCGCAGCAAATGCCGAACTACATTGCCCAGGAGTCACGTTGATGTTGAACCTGGACTTCACATCGGTTATATATTCCATGAGGCGCCTGTCCGCCTGCTCGTACGCGGCGGCGACGCTTCTCTCTAGGTCAAGATCGTTAGGAAGACGTAGCTTTATTTCGGAGATGTTGTAGAGCACGTCATCGCGGATAGAAAAAAGAGCGTTGATGGCGTCTACGGAAATGTTGTTATAGTCAAAGGTCGTTTGATACGCAGAGTTGAAAGCTTTTACGCTGTCTTTGGCGTTTTTAAAGTGCATGGGATAATGCACCTCGAACTGATCGAGCAGGGGTATTTCTACGCCACGTATCTTCAGGTTCTTCGCGGCGCCCTTTACCACGGACCGGTAACGGTATATAAGGAGGATGGCTATTGCGAGAAAGAACAACCACATTTAAAGTTGTATATCTTTTATTTTACGATTTTTTTGTTGACAAGTAATATACGCTTATTTATGTTGTCTATTTTCTCGTTCCCGAGGTTTCCAAGACCGTGTAGGAAAATTGACAATAGTAAGAAGCTAGTAGTTCCAAAGCCACCAGGTGTGGTAGCGCCACAAGTGCTAGAAAAAAAGGCTACGAACTGTTCATAAAATCCTTAAGGATACCTTAGGATTTCTTAAGAAACCTGTGTTTTTACATACATTTTAATGCTCGTAAAAACTCCAGGGAAAATATGATTTTGTAATATATGGATGGGG